TAATGAAATTACAACTTTGTCAGAAGCTGTACAATATAGCGATTTAGCTTATTCAGGTATTCGGTTAAATAGTTCAAAAGAGTGGACAAATTTTACTCAATTTTCTGCTTATTTTAAAAAAGGAATCAAGGTTAAAGATTTAGTTAGTGGTGGTTCAGATGCAGCAACAAATTTATTTCCTGAGATAGCTTATGCGTTATTAACAGATTCAAATTTAGGTGCTGGTGATTTAGTTGGTGCTGATTCTGTTGAATTAAAAGATATGAAAATAGCTGCTAATTATTGCAAAAAGAATAGATATTTTTGGGATGGAACAATTACAGAAAGAGTAAATTTAAGAGATTTTTTGTATCGTCATGCTGGTTATTGTTTACTTGATTTTACTATTATTGGAGGAAAATTTAGTTTAGTTCCTACACTTCCTTTTAATACTGATTTTAGTATTAATCATGGAGTAAATATAGCTAGAGACAAAAAACCACTTTTCAATGAGCAATTAAGTTATAGTGGAACTGAAAATTATATAAAAGCATTATTTACAGATGGTAATATTAATGATTTAAAAGTTAGTTTTCTTTCTCCAGAAGAACGTCAAATGTTAAAAGCAAATGTTCTTTATAGGAAAGAAAAAGAAAATGGATTTCCTGAAACATTATCAATACTTGTAAGTCTTTTAAAAGAATATGATTTTACATATGAAATATTCAAATCAAGGAATCCATATGATGATGCTATAGAAACATTTGATCTTTCTGGTTTTTGTACATCAGAAGACCAAGCTGTAGATTTTGCAAAGTATGTATTAAAGACGCGAAAAGAGGTTGATCATGGTCTGACATTTAAGACAGCCCCTCAATATGTTCTTGGGTTAATACCTGGTGATTATTTTCGTTTAGTTTCAGAAGCAACTCATACAAGTCGTTTTAGAAATGGTGCAATTACTCCTGATGGAAAGGTTATTAGTATGAATGCTGTGACTGGTAGTCATAGCGTTTATGTTTGGAAGCCAGGTACTGAAAATGTTGAATCAACAACTATTAATTTCAGCAGTTCAACTAGTATTCAATCTCATGCAGGGAAATTGTTTACAGTGAAAAACACAACAACAGAAAATAGAATTTATAAAGTTGAAAGCCTTTCTTATGCAGAAGACGGTTTAATAGAAGTAGCAGGCAGTCATGCTCCTGTTAACTCGTTAGATCAACTAATTATTTTGCAAGGGTGGGGTTCGGACACTCATTTTAAAATCGAGAGGGCTTAATGACATCAGCACAACCATTCCCAGGAATAAAACCAAGTTCTAGAAGCTATTCTCCTGGGACGTATCCAAGTACAGATTTTAAAGCGTTAGATGGCACAAAGACACATTTGCGTTTTGGTAATAAACGAGTTAATGCCACATTGCAATTAGGTTTTTCTGGTATTTCTGATGCTGATGCTGCTTCAATTTTAGCTAATTATGAAAATGTAAATTCTGATTGGGATTATGTAACTTTTAATTCTTCAAACGGAACAGTAGGGATAGGAAATTACACTCTTGCTAATTATGTTCAAGAAAATACAAGTGGTTTGAAGTGGCGTTATGCTGGTCCTCCAACTGTAACGAGTGTTTTTAAAAACAAAAATAATGTTAGTTGTTCATTTGTTGCTTGTTTAGATGCTCCTTAGCCATAATTCGTATAGAATAATGACATTGTTTTTAAAATTGAGTCGTGGCAAAATTTTATAGCGGAAAAGATGGTTCCTTAAAGGTTGACACTGTAGAGATTGCTAAGTTGCAAAGTTGGGATTTTTCGATGTCAATGGCAGTCATTGAATCAACTTCAATGGGAGACACAGACAGAATTTTGCATAATGGATTAAGAAGTTATTCAGGTAGTGCAAGAGCTTATTACTACACAGATACAGCTGGAGGTGATTCAAAATTAAATAAAGTGTTAACTGCTGCTATAAAAGAAAGTGAAGGTTCAACTGGAGGAGATGGTGATAATGGTGAATCAACTGAAGTTACTATTGAGTGTATTTTAAAAGACGGATCAAGCCCTCGTTCTATTGTTTTTAGTGCTTGGATTACTTCTGTTGGAATGAGTAGTTCAGTTGGTGAAGTTTCTTCTGTCGATTTTAGTTGGGAAGCTAATGGTGCTCCACTTAGTAGTTCTAATTTATTAGCAACTTAATTCTGTGGCCATTTATTTTGGTCAAAACGGTGATGTTGAAATTAAAAGAGATAGTTTACTTGCTGCTTTAAATTCAACATTAGATCCTTTTGATGTCAACGTAACTAATAAAAGGTTTTCTGTTGATGGTGCAAGACGCTCCATCATTACAGGAGATAGGATAGAAATAGCAACAGTTGATGGTAGTAATTTAGAACTTGTTAGTGGTCATAATTATCCAGACGTAACTGCTTATGCTTTTGTTGATCAGTTAGGTGGTGTTCGTTTATATAATGATTTTGCTGCTTCTATCACAGGAAGGATTGCAGATGCAAAAACGCTTGTAACGCCAAGTGCTTCAAAAGCAATAACAATTCAAACAACTAATTCTCGATTTAGGCATTTAGCTACTGTTAGAAATTTTGAAATTAGTACAAATAGAGAGCAAGTTGATACGACTTCTTTAGGTGCTGAATTTAAAAAGCAATATGAGGCAGGATTAATTTCTGGACAAGGCACTTTAGATTGTTTTTGGGAACATTCTCCAGTTTTAGCGGATAAAACAAATACAAATGATCCTGAATTTTGTTTCTATTTAGCTCAATTAGCAATTCGATTAGAGCAAGGAGCAGATTTTTCAGCTCGTTTTTATATTTATAAAGACCCTAATACAACTTCTAATACTGTTTGGTACGAAGCTAATTGTGTCGTAACGAATGTCGCTGTTGAGGTTAGTGCAGCGGCTGAAATTACTACAAGGATTGACTTTATAACAAATGGAGATATTACATTAGCGACAGGTGCTGCTCCTGGTGCGTTGCTTCAAGAAGATCAATATAAAATTCTTCAAGAAAGTGGGGATCCTATATTATTGGATCAGCCTTAATATAAAGGCATTGGTTTTTTATTTTAGATAGTCATGCCAGATCTTGAGATTAGTAATCTGCCCGAAATTCAGAAGGCAGGTGTTCAAGGTACAGATCCACTTGCCCTGGCTGATATCAGTGCTTCTGAAACAAAGCAGGTTGCTGTAAAAGATTTAATTGCTGCGGGTGTCACGTTTATCGACGATGGAGATATTCCTGCTGCAAAAGTTGCTGGTCCATTTGCTGCTAATACAGTTGCAACAGCGACAATTCAAAATGACGCAATAAATGCAGATAAGCTTGCAACAGATTCTGTTACTGCTGATGCCATTGCTGCTAATGCTGTAGGTGCAAGTGAATTAGCAAATAATGCAGTTGATAGTGACGCTATTGCTACAAACGCAGTTGTTACAACGAAAATAGCGGATTTAAATGTAACGACAGATAAATTAGCAAGTAACGCAGTTACGAATGTAAAAATAAATAATGGTGAAATTACATATGCAAAATTAAATTTAAGTGATGGAGATATACCTGGAGGAAAACTAACAAGTACAAGTGTCACTTCTAGTCAATTAGCTACCAATGCTGTTACTGCTGCCAAGTTGGCTGATGATGCAGTTGATACAAGTGCAATTCTTAATTCAGCAGTTACTGGAACAAAGATAGCGGCAACAACAGTTACTGGATCAAATCTTGTTCTTAAAACGATTACAGCTGCACAGGTTGCAGACAATACACTTACAGCTACACAAATAGCAGCAAATGCCATTGGTGCGTCTGAATTAGCCGACGATGCTGTTGATACAGATGCAATAGTTGACGGTGCTGTCACAAGTGCGAAATTAGCTTCAGGTGCTATTGCTTTTTCAAATATTACGGTTGCTGATGGCGATATAGCAGGAGCAAAAATCAGTTCTAATTCATTAACTTCAACGCAAATAGCGGCTAATGCTATTGGTTCGAGTGAACTAGCTGATGATGCAGTAGATACTAATGCAATAGTTAATGGGGCGGTAACTGGAGGAAAGATAGCTGCTACAACAATTACTGGTTCTAATCTTGTTAACAATACGATTACTGCAACTCAAATTGCAGCAAATACTCTTACTGCAAATGAGATAGCACCTAATGCAATAGGAACAAGTGAATTAGCTGATAATTCAGTTGATACAGACGCTATTGTTGATGGTTCTATTACGAGTGCAAAATTAAACTCTGCGTCTATTCCTTATTCAAAAATAATAGTAAGTGATGGTGATATAGCAGGAGCAAAGTTAACTAGTGCAAGTGTTACTGCAACACAAATAGCTAATACAACAATAACTGGATCAAAGTTAGTTAACGATACTATTACTGGAACACAGATAGCAGCAAATGCTATTGGTGCTTCTGAATTAGCGGATGACGCAGTTGATACAAATGCAATTCTTGATTTGGCTGTTACAGATGGAAAGATTGCAAATACAACGATTAGTTATGGAAAATTAAATCTAGCTGATGGGTCTATTCCTGGGGCGAAAATCGCTTCAGATGGGATTGGTTCAACACAGATAGCTACTAATGCTGTAACAGCAAGTGAACTAGCTGATGATGCTGTAGACACTGCTGCGATAGCAACAGGTGCTGTTACTTCAACAGAATTAGCAACTGATGCTGTTACCAATGCAAAGATTGCAAATAACGCTGTAGGGACAAATGAAGTTGTAGATGGTTCGATTACTTATGCGAAATTAAATCTTGCTGATGGAGATATCCCTAGTGCGAAGATTGGTGCAGGTGCAATAACAACAACACAATTAGCTAATAATGCAGTAGGTGCAGCAGAGTTAGCAGATGACGCTGTTGATACTGCTTCCATTGTTAATTCTGCTGTTACAGGAGCGAAGATTGCAGCGACAACAATTACTGGTTCTAATTTAGTTAATGGAACAATTACTTCTACTCAGCTGGCTGCTAATTCAGTTACCGCAAGTGAAATTGGTGCAAATGCTGTAGGGGCTTCTGAGTTAGCAGATGATGCAGTAGATACAGATGCGATTGTTGATGCTGCTGTTACTAATGCAAAAATTGCAAATACAACGATTGCTTATGCAAAATTAAATTTAAGTGATGGTGATATTGCTGGTGCAAAGTTAACAAGTGGAAGTGTTACCTCTACTCAGTTAGGAACAAATTCCGTAACAGCTAGTGAGTTAGCTGATAATGCAGTTGATACAGGAGCTATTGCTAGTGGTGCAGTAACAAGTAATGAAATAGCTACAGATACGATTCTTTCTGGAAATATCGCGGCAAATGCAATTACTGCAAGTGAGATAGCAAATAACGCAGTTACTACAGATAAGATTATTGATGGAGCTATTACAGCAGCAAAGCTTTCTGGAACGTTAAGTAGTGCCACAATTGCAGATGATGCTGTTGTTACTGCAAAGATTGCAGACGATGCAGTTACAAGTGCAAAGCTTGCAGCAAATGCTGTTGATGCAGCCGCTTTAGCTAATAATGCAGTTGATAGTGGAGCCATAGCAACAGGAGCAGTTGTTGAAGCAAAGCTTGGAGCAGGTGCTGTCACTGTTGGAAAGATTGCTGACGGTACAATTACACCAGCAAAGTTAAACACATCAAATCTTGATCGGTCATTAAATGTAGCCAGTGGAAATTTAGGAATAAATAATGTTGTAACTGCTGCAACAAGATCTGGAATTAGCTACAACGCTCAAGGGCTTATCACCTCAACGGTAGCACTTGCAGCCAGTGATCTTCCTGTAGCGACAGCTAGTGCTGTTGGTGGTGTATCTATTGGTGCTGGATTAAGTGTTACTGGGGCTGGTGCTTTATCTCTAACAAATAGTGTTACTGGCGCGACAGTTAGCGGAATAACTTTCAATGCTCAAGGAATGATAACCGCTGCCACAGCTTTAACAGCAGCAGATCTTCCTGTTTCTACAACTAGTGCAAAAGGTGCAGTTCAAATTACATCTGGAGGAGGTTTAACTGTCGATGGTAGTGGTGGATTAACGACTTCAACAAGTGGAGTTACCGCTGGAACATATCAATCAGTTACTGTTAATAATAAAGGTGTAGTTACAGCAGGTGCGGCACTTACTGCTACTCAAATTCCTAGTCTTGCTGCAAGTAAAATAACAAGTGGAAGTCTAGATGCTGCAAGGATAGCTAATGATTCTATTGATGGTACAAAATTAAGCAATGCTTCAACAGCAATATTCCAATCTATAGCTCAGAGTGGTTATCCAACAGCACAATTTAATGGACAAATATTATTTGATACTGTTTCTGAAGATGCATTTATTTGGGATGGAAATGCTTGGCAAGCAATAACAACACTTACAAAAGGAAGTCTTGTCTTTGGTGGAACGTTTAACGCAAATACGAGCCAGATGATTGCTACAACCTCTGCTGGTATTGCAGCTGGTTTATCTGTTGGTTCTAACCTGCCTACTCCTAGTGAAACAACGGATGGCGTGTATGTTGTGGTGGCAAATTCTGGAACGCCTACTGCTCCCGCCCCTGTTGTTGCTTTAGCTCCTCCTGATTACGTTCTTGGAATAACAAATAGTGCAGGTAGTAGCTGGAATGAAGTTGATTTATCTCAAACAGTAGCGGGACAAGTTGCAAGCAATATTACTTTCACTCCTTATGGTCAACTTAGTGCGACTAATGTTCAAGATGCATTGCAGGAGCTTGAGACAGAGAAAATGGGATTCTCTGGTGGTACTGTTACTGGTCAATTATTAATAGGAAATACTGGAAGTTTTGCCTTTGAAGGCTCAACTGTTGATGCCTATGAATTAACTCTTACGGCTGCGGATCCTCAAGGTAGTGATAAAACGATTACTTTCCCAGATGTCACAGGAACTGTTGTAACTACTGGAGACACTGGAACAGTTACTGGAGCAATGATTGCTAATGGCACAATTCAGAATGTTGATATTAAGAGTGATGCTGCAATTGCATTTAGCAAATTAGAGGCTTTAACTTCTGCTCAAATTATTGTTGGAAATGGATCAAACGTTCCAACAGCAGTAGCCGTTACAGGTGATATAAGTATCAATAATGCTGGACTTACATCGATTGCTACTGGAGTCATTGTTAATGCTGATATATCTGGATCGGCTGCGATTACTGGAAGTAAGATTACTACTGGGACGACAAGTGCAGTTGGTGTTCTTCAATTAACAGATAGCGCAACATCTACTTCTACTTCTACTGCTGCTACTCCTGCTGCTGTCAAGATTGCAAAAGATGCTGCTGATGCAGCTGCTACAACAGCTAATGCTGCGTTACCTAAAGCAGGTGGAACACTTACAGATAACTTAATTATTGATAATGGAAAGGAATTGAGACTAAGCGAGACTGATGGAGATGGATCAAATTACACAGGATTAAAAGCACAGGCACAGACAGGAGATATAACTCTTACTCTTCCCGCTGTTGCTCCTACAGCTAATCAGGTGCTTAAAGCTGATGCGTCAACACCTACAACACTTACTTGGGCAACTGACGCTGCAACTGACTCAACAAAAATGCCTCTTGCAGGTGGCACGTTTACAGGAGATGTCACATTTACTGGAGATAGCAGTAATGGTTTATGGGATAAGTCAGCAAGTGCGTTTGTTGCAAATGTCACTGGAGATCTAACTGGAGACGTAACTGGTGATGTCACAGGTAATTTAACTGGAAACGTCACAGGTAATACTTCAGGTTCTTCTGGTTCGTGTACTGGAAACGCTGCTACTCCTCT